TCGCCTTGGTAAGGCGGAGGTCGGGGGTTCAAGTCCCCTAGACAGCTTTGAACTTAATCCCCGGAAGTGCCTGAAAATGCGGTGTTTCCGGGGATTTTCTTTTGCGAAAATTCCAAAAGGGGGCAAAAAGGGGGCAGACTATAAAATTTTCAATTCTTTCAACTGCTCATTTCGTTTGCTTTCCAACTTCTGCGTAACGTGTAAATAAATTTCTCTTGTGACCTTACTGTCATTATGTCCAAGTCTTTTTGAGATGCTGTCGATATCAATTCCCTGTTCCATAAGCAGACTTGCGTGTGTATGTCTTAGCGTGTGTGGTGTGATGCTTCTACCGATAGTTTTCATGGAATTTTCCTTGAGGTATTTGTTGTAAGCGAAGTGGTCAATGTGCTCACGAACTGTACCAGTGAACAATAGGTTGCTAAACTGTATCACATTGTCGTTCTGAGCCATTCTCAGTGCCTTTCTACAGACTTTTGCCAGTTCGTCTTGAATATATACGTCTCGGATAGAAAAGTCCGTCTTTGGGGTTGTTACGATGTCATTGTTGACATCATAGGTTTTCGTGACATGGATCACACGCTTTCTCAAATCAACATCCGATTTCTCAAGCGCAGCAGCTTCACCGAATCGAAGACCAGACAGGACGAGGAATTCTGTTAGCACTTTCCATTTTTCCACTTTCATCTCATCAAGCAACAATTCCACTTCGCTGGACTCAAGAAATTTGTCTTCAATCTTCTTACGGTGAGAAACATCTTTAAACCGTTCAATCTTGTTGAGATAGGAGATATCTTCAATGTAATCATTACGGTATCCCCATCTCAGCAGAGCCTTGAGCCTTACTATCCATTCGTTGAGCGTTCCAGGAGCTCTGCCAGTAGCGAGAAAACGTTCTCTGATATATCCCGCATTTAACTTCGATACAATGGTAGATGGTCCGAGAATCTTTGCAATAGACTTACACGCTCCGCAGTTCCTGATGTACGTAGATTGCTTGACTGTCCTCAGCTGTTCAGTATTGTATAGCTCTGTGAGTTCTTTCAAGGTTAGGTCTTTCTTCTGCGTTGATGCTGTCTTTAATTCCTGATCAATGCGCTCTTGGAGCGCAGCAGCTGCCAACTTGCGATTCTTTGCAGTATTCTTTGGCATGGAAATTGAGACTCGTTTGACTTTTCCTGTCATTGGGTCGGTGTAGCGTTCAACAAATTTGAATCCGGTTTTTCTTTCTTCTACCCACATAATCATCTTCCTTTCTGTTTTTGAGTATAAAAATAACAGCCAGCGAGGAACAAGTGTTCCGCTTGCAGACTGTTTCCGAAGATGATACAATATTCATTGGTCGTTGAATGATGTATTTCTTCGGAAATCATTATTCGTCTCCCGGTGTTGGTAGCACCGGGATTTTTTTGATTATATTATTATTTCATCTGCATTTTCTGCATTAATGCTTCTTGAAGCACCTGAGAAAAATTAAGTCCCATAGCAGAAGCAGATTCGTTCAACCATTCTGGAATGGTAAGAGTTTTTTTGACAGCTTTGTTGTTATACATCTTACGATAAGCCATTGTATCGCAAGCAATATAATTAATAAAGTCATTATCAGAAAGTGTAATTTCTGATGGAGCAGAAGGAGCAGGAATTTTGCGTCCGTCCTTTTCGTATCCGTAAAGAACTAGAGCGAGTGCGTCTTCTGCCATTTCAATACCGTCTTCCAGTGAATCCCCACAAGTGTAACAACCTTCCAAGTCAGGAAAATTAATCGAAAAACTTCCATCATCTTCAGGGGTAAAAATTGCGGGATAAGCATATTTTGCCATAACAATTCTCCTTTCAAATATATAATATATAAGACTGGAAAAGAAGGGGACTATTTGAGTCCCGCATCTTTCAAAATATTGTTGAGAGTTCCTGTTGGAATTTCTGCTTTGTGTCTTGGAACTGCGAATTGCTTTCCAGTTATAGGACTGTACCAAATATCATGCCGGCTACCATTCCGAATCAATTCGCATTTCGTTTTCTTTAGCATTTTTAATAATTCCTGTGTTTTCATTATATCTCCTTTCTATGATATTATTATAGCACGTACTAACACGTATGTCAATAAAAAGAAGTGTAAACACGTATAAAAACAGAGATGCTTTGATAAATTTTTCATATCATTTGAATGAGCGTGATGTTTTGGCGAAGGGGCGGTTTTTTTAATTATTCATCGTCTTCGTCATCACTATAAGTATAATCAGACGAATAAACACTATCTGTTGATTGTGATTGTCTGAACTCTTCGGCAGCCATAGTCCTGTTGAACTCTGCTGTAGGTTCTATTCCTGTAACAAGTTGTTCCAGTTCATCAAGTGATACGTTGAAAAATTCTTTCCTCATATTTACCTTATTTACACGTTTGTCAGTCAGGATAGTATGAAGTTTGTTTTCAAGACCAACTGCATCATCAGAAAAAATAAAACTATGTACGTCAAAACGGAATGGAACAGATGCATTACCAAGTTCATCTACTCGATCCTGTGGATTGAGTCTTCGGGTCATTCCAATCTTAAATACATTTTCGCCAAAAGATCCAAGATTACTGATAACGTACACGTTACCGGCTTTTCCATTGGCAAGAGTAGAGATTTCGTCTTTCTTTATAGCAACGTCAGCAAGCTGAGCCTGTAGTGCAAGGATTCTTGCATTTAATTTTTCAACTTCCTCATCTTTAGCACTGGTGAGTTGGGTTCTCAGCTTTTCTATTTCAGAATTGTATTTTGATTCTTCCTGTTCTATTTTTTTACGTTCAGCCTCCAATGCTTTACGTTCCTCAGCTTCCTGTCTCATTTGCTCACGGATAGCAAGCTGTTCCTGACGAGCTTGTTCTTTTTTAACGTAGTAATTATATTCGATCTTTGCTGCATTAATAAACAAATACTCTATTTCTCCAATAAATTTGGTAAGAGTTCCTGCGATGCTCTGATTTCCGTTTCCTGCAATTTCAAGATATTTAAGAGTTACATCTTTGATATCATCAATAGACTTTTCAAGCTTTTCAAATTTAAGGTTATACAGGATATTTTGAAGCTCTGCTCTAAGAGCAATGACCATAAGTTTATAAATCGCCTGATTCGCTTTAGTGGTATACCGGGCAGAATATTTTGCTAAAAGATCATTGATTTGCTTATCATTTTGGCGGTAGGCTTTACGGAGATCTTTTACATCCATACAATGGAGCTTCAGGATAACGGAAGGACTGATTTCCTCCAAATCGGTTAAATCTTTTTCGCTAAATTTTAAAGAACTGATTGCAGGATCATAATTAAAGAAATTGTCCAGACTGTAATTGATTGCTTTTACCAACTCTTTTGATCGTCCGAGTTTATTGGTTTGGGTCTTGATCTGTTTGGCAAGCTTACTCTCCTGAAGCATTTCTTCTGCAATTTTTTCCTGTAATGACTGCGATTTGTCTGTGCGGTCAGAAATCATTCTTTCAAGTTGGACGAGTTGCTCTCGTAAGCCTTTTTCTGCTTCTGCCTGCTTTCTTTCGTATTCCTTTTTCAGAGTATCTACTTTTACATCATACTCTATACTCAGATCCCTTTGTTTGACAGCATACTCTTTTTCCATCTGTTCGGTCATGGATTTTACTTTATAGTAGTCAAATCCACCAATTTCAGAAAGCTTTCCTCTTAATTCAGTAGTAGCTGCCTGTAAGTCTGCATTATTTTGCGAAAGCGTTTGATTCTCCGCTTCAAGACTGGCAATCCGTTCTTTGAATTGCTTGATTTTAAAAATATCCCCTATACCCATTTGTTTTCTCCTTTGTTAATAAGAACCGTTCTTTATGAATAACACCACTTATCCATTTATATAATCCCACGAGGGGTTATATCATTTCTGTAACTGTCAGATAAGGAACAAAGTAAATAACATAGTTATCTACATTAGTACAGATTCCGTATTTACTCTGATAGCAGTTAATGCATTCTTGCAGGTATTCTTCTGTAACATCTAAGTACTCTGCGATTTCATATTGATTTTGACATCCGGCATTAAATGCCCGGACAATCCCCATGAGTCCAATTAATTTATTGTATCCCCACAAACGAGCCTGTCGTTCTTGCTTGCGGTTTTGTACGGAATTTGTATTTATAATATCACCAACGGATGTGTGGTGATGTCCAAGCTCTTCAGCCAGTGTGCAGGTTTTCTGAATTGTATTCATATCTTTTTTGATTGCTACAGTACCATCACAGTACAATCCTTTTATCCGGTCACTGTGAAATGTATAATCTATAACATTTATACTGTCCCTGCAGGCTTCGTCTTGTAAACATTCGTATGTGTTCATATGCATAACACCTCCCACTACAGCATATCAGCTTATCTGTCCAATAAAAATGTCTTATTTTCTTCTGTTCTTTACAAATGCAGCGAAGTTTTTGATTTCTTCCATTTCATCTTCTGTGTATTCATCACCGTCAAAGTGGGCGGCAAGAGTGGTTGGTTCAGCTTCAAGTCCGAGTAACATATCGGCAGAAACATTTAATGCAGATGCTATTTTTTTAATCGTATCTACATTTGGCTCGCGTTTTCCGCTTTCATATAGAGAATATGTTGATTTTGCAACACCTATATTTTCTGAAAGATCTTTCTGAGATAGCCCAGATTTTAGTCTTGCTTCTTTTAAATTTTCATTGAAGTGCTCACCCATATTTTAGTACCTCCTGTTAATTAAGATTATAGTTGCGTATTGAAAAAGTGTCAATAAAAAAGTTTGCAAAATGAAAAGAAAACTATTGACAAGTTTGCAATAAGCAATTATAGTATAATTAAAGTTTGCGAAATGCAAATTTTGAAACGCGGACTGCATTGGAGCGAGGTTGACAGTTACTGGAACACTACAGTTCCTTTTCTAAATGGGCTGACATTGTGGAGAGGTCATTACCAGTGTAAGTAAAATACAGAAGTTTATATCCGAACTTTTCATATTTTCGGATGAGCTTATCCGATTTTACAATTTTATGGATTTTATGGATTTTCAATATATCACCTCCTTTCAAAGAGGCGATTTGCAGTCCGCAACCAATATTATAGCAGAAGGGAGCGAAGAGGAGTTGTTTAAAAATTTAGATGCTGAGCAGGCAAGACATTCTTACACAAATCAGCGAATGGCAGATATGGTCGGAATTTCAAGAGTATCTTATGAGAATAAGAAAAAAAATGGGAAATTCACTGCACTCGAAGCGAAGAAAATGTGCAAGATATTCAAGGTGAAATTTGATTATCTGTTTGCAACAGATGAAGATGAAGCGAGGTGATGAAGAGGATGAAGAAGAAAAGGCTATCAAAAGAAGATAGCCTGATAGGTAAAATAGTAGAAATCGAAAGGAAATACATTAATGAAAAGGATGGTCTAGTGGAAGTCTCTTTTCAAGTACCTTGCCACGATTGGAAGAAACTAAGAAATTCAATTCAGTGGCATCTGATGGAAAAACGTTTGGAGGAAATTCAAAGCAAATATAGCCGGAAGAGCCACCAAGTGAAGAAAGATTAATTGGCATGGAAAGTGACATATGTTCTCTGCGAGAGACAACAACACCTTTAACTTTTTTTATTTCTTCATAAGCAATAATTGGAGGCTGGACACAAGGATATGGAACATCGTCTATTTTAACACAGACATCCGTAATGGAGATTGGAAGTCTAGACATATTTTCGAACGAGGCATATATAATTAACATTTTTTCATTATATATATGTCCACAAATTTTCATGTGAAGCCGTTTTCGATTGCTCAGAAATGTATGTATTAATGTGAAAAAAGTACCTATACTTCCAAAAATTGATAGGGCAAACGTAAGATTTTCTTTTGCAAAAAGCGGAGAAATAAATTGAATTATATTCATTGGTATAATGGTTCCTTTCGTATTGATAAGGCGATGCCTGTAGTTAAAGTATAGGAGAATGTAATGAAAAAGGCAAGGAAGAGCGAGGTGATGCAGAATGCAGATGACTAAAGCACAAGCCATTGCAGAATTGGAACATATCTATGAAATCCTCCCATTGATAGCAGAAGCAGTCAAAGAAGAGAAGAAGCCAATCAACCAGTACGGCAAAACTTCCTATTTCCGTGATATGTACGGTCAGTCAATGGGGACTGTGAAGAATAGGAAAGAGGGAATCCGAAGAGAAATCAAGTCCGGGAGATACCCGGAGAGTGCATTGATCGAAAGATTTATTGATAAGGCGGTGTACGCAGATTATAACCGGTTTTTCAAGCATTTGGAGGGAGCGGGACGAAAATACGTTCCTGCTTATGATCCACTGGAGGCAATGGTGCTTGTAAGGAAAATGGAGGGAGAGGCAAGTGAGCAGTCCGTGTAGCAGGTGCAGAAAAATCAGATATTGTATGGAACGACACAGAGGTATCTGTACATCATTTAAAGGAGGTGAGAAACGTGGAGCAGTTAAAGGTGATTCAGGTAAAGAAGAGAAAGCTGACAAAAGAACCGGTAAGACAGCCGGATACATACGACAAGATTGTTGAACGAGCCTTTTGGTTCGTGATCGGGTTTAGTATCGCATTAATGGTCTGCTGTGTGGCTTTCGGGCAGACATTGTATGCATAAGAAAAGTGCCGTAACGAGGCGGCAACCTCTCAGGCACTTAGAAAAATAACCAACATAATAATAACAAATGGAGGAGGATATGGCAATGGCAGAAAAGAAAGAAATTTTCGTTGACGAAGACAGATATAAGAGCCTGTGCCTGATGGAAGGAAAGATGGACGCATTAATCACGTTTCTGAAGCACGAAGACGAGGAAGGGTCAGCACTATTCTCGAATAGAGAAACCATAAGAGCGATAATCGGGGTGTACGAATGAAGATATACAGAGGAATCGGACCGGAAGAAGATACGATTGTAACAGAAGATGAAGCGTATGATTACGCCTTAGAAAGATGCCTGAAAGGAACAGAAGAAGACCGGCAGGAGTTCAGAAAAGAGCTGGTCGAATGGTTCTTTTCAGGTAACTGGATTGAGGAGGAAGAAAATGACATTTGAAGCATTACAGGCTGCGAATAGCACCATCAGCAAAATCGAGGTAAAAGGAAAGGCGTATGCAGAAGTAAACCAGCGGATCAAGGCATTCCGTCTTTTATACCCGAACGGAGCTATCGAGACGGAACTGGTCAGCAATAGTGACGGTGTGTGCGTGATCCGTGCGGTCGTGAAAGATGATTTCGGTGCAGTTATCGGAACCGGTCATGCTTATGAAAAAGAGGGATCAACATTTATCAATAATACTTCCTATTTGGAAAATTGTGAAACTTCTGCGGTAGGCAGGGCGTTGGGAATGTGTGGCATTGGCATTGATGTAAGCGTAGCTAGTGCGGAAGAGGTTCTGAATGCGATGAAGCAGCAGGAAAGCATGAAAAAGCTGGAGGAGTATCATGTTAATACACTAATGAAGTGTATTCCTGTACACGGACAGACGGTAGAAGCAGTGTGCCAATTCTTTGGCGTGCAGGAGCTTCAGGATCTGAATATAAATCAGTTTAATATTTTGATGCGTAAAATGGGTGAGTGCTGATGAGATTTACCGGCAGACTGAAAGAACCGATTATTGACTTTGCAACTCACCGCCTGACCATTCTATTCGAGCCACAGCAGGACTTTTCACAGGCATATGAGGAATTGAAAGACTGTGAAAAGTTAAGCCTTGAAATCAAGCGATACAGGAGAAAGAGAAGTCTGGATGCAAATGCATATTATTGGGTACTCCTGACAAAACTCGCAAATGCCATGCAGACATCAAATCCCGAGATGCATAACCGGATGCTGCTCCATTACGGTCAGCCGGAGATCATTGAGGGCAAGGCAATCTATATGACGATCCCTGACACGGAAGAAGCAGAGAGAAAAGTGTTGAATGCGACAGACTATCACCTGCAGCCAACTTCACAAGTCAGGGAGGGTGTGGATGGTGTAATGTACCGTACATATAAGCTCCTGAGAGGTTCTCACACCTATGACACGGCAGAAATGGCAAGACTGATAGATGGACTTGTGACGAGCTGCAAAGAGGCAGGCATCCCGGATGCAGAGATTGCATCACCGGATGAAAAAAGAATCCTAAAAGAAAGATATGGTGTGGATATTGGCTAAAAAATTGAAAAGTGTATTTACAGAAGATATGAGCCATTGCTATTTCACCGGAGTACCTTATCCACATATTCACCATATTTTCTATGGATCACGGAGAAAACTTTCAGAGAGATACGGGTTTGTAATTCCCCTTGCCCCGTATCTCCATGAATTTGGCAGGGGGAGCGTACACGAGAACCCGAACCACGGGTTGGACTTGGAATTAAAACAGATGGCTCAGAGATATTTTGAGAAGAACATCGGCAGCAGAGAAGAGTTCAGAGATGTGTTCGGAAAATCGTGGTTGTAGGTATTAAGCCATTTGGCTTGATATATAACTCCTATGGTTTACAGCAGTATGTCACAGTACCCTTTTGTAAGCCATGATTGATGATCTCCCCGGTTTATCCGGGGAGGGAAAGGAGAGAGGTGGAAGGACAGATTGAACTACTTGATTATTTGGAATCTCTGAATAATAAGGGATTTGACATATTAGATTATATTCCAGTCGGCCATGACAAGGCAGTAACAAGAGCAGAGCTGGTAGACCGGACAGGAATTAAGGACAGAGCATTAAGAATCCTGATCCATACCGCAAGACGTAAGATACCGATTCTTAACTTGCAGGATGGAGAAGGGTACTTTATTCCGGATATGAATCTACTGGAAGAAAGAGAGATGCTCAAGAAATATATTAAGCAGGAAGAGAGCCGGCTGAAAAGTATCGGTTGGGCGTTGAAAGCGGCCAGACGGACAGCAAAGAATTGCAACATGGAGGTGGATACAGATGAACTCGAACAGGAAAGGGAAAGAAGGGGAGAGAGAGCTTGCGAATCTGCTTAAAGAGCAGTACGGATATGGCGATTGTCGTAGAGGACAGCAGTTCTGCGGCTCCAATGGCGATGCTGATGTGGTGGGTCTTCCTGGTGTCCATATCGAGTGCAAGAGGGTTGAGAAATTGAACCTCTATGCGGCTGTAGAACAGTCTGGGAACGATGCGAGAGAGGACGAAATACCTGTTGTGATGCACCGGAAGAATAGAAGAGAGTGGCTGGTTACAATGCCGCTGAAAGAATGGATGAAGATGTATGAAAGGTGATTACATAAAAATCAACAGATCGTTGCTTGACTGGGATTGGTATGGCGATATCAACACCTGTAGATTATTCGTTCATATGCTCCTGAAGGCTAACTGGAAAGACGGAAATTTCAGAGGAGAAGAGATAAAAAGAGGGTCTTTTGTGTCTTCATTGTCTAAGTTATCTGACGAAACAAACCTTTCAGTCAGAGAGGTTCGGACAGCGATAAATCACCTTGAAAAGACAGGCGAGGTGACAATCAACCGACATAGTAAATATAGCGTATTTACGGTAAATAACTACTGTGCATATCAGCAAGGTGACACGCAAGCTGACAGGCAACCGACAGTCAACCGACAAGCAACCGACAGTCAAGTGACAACAATAGAAGAAAGGAAGAAGGAAAGAAAGGAAGAATATAAAGATACTAACGTATCTATCCATCGCCCCGGCGATATCCGGCAGATCATGGAGGCATGGAATGATCTTGAGCGATACGGAATCAAGCCCGTATGCAAGCTGAACAGGGGATCACAGAGATTGCAAAATCTGACTGCCCGGATCAGGGAATACGGAGAAACGGAAGTGCTTCGGGCAATCGAGAATGTAAAGCGGAGTGACTTCCTGCAAGGCAAGACGGACGGAAGATGGCAGATCACCTTTGACTGGTTTGTGAAGCCAAACAACTTCCCGAAAGTGCTTGAAGGGCAGTATGAGGAAAGCCGATCGCCACAAAAGGCGGCGGTAAGGAACAATAACAACTTTGAACGGAGGAGATATGACATGGACTCTTTGGAAGCCCAGTTGGTCGGAAAGAGTTAAATGTGTTTGAAACGAGCAGAAATTTATATAAACAATGTGGGAGGACGAATGCGTTGAAAAAAGGAAAAATTGAGAAAAAAGAGCAGGCAAAGGAAGAGGATGTGCTGATCTGTGCAAGATGTGGCGAACAGATCATCGGGGATTACGACTACGTGAAAACCAGAAGAAGAACAAAAATGTATTTCCATAAAGGTCTGACCTGTAAAGCGAAAGAGGTGTAGCATATGTGAATACCGGAAGAAATTTTATCGGTTTTGAACTAGATTCTCATTTTTACGAGATAGCGAAAAAAAGAATTACAGCAACTAGACAGTAAAACAGAAAGGAGCAGGAGATTTGTGCACACAGAAAAGATATCTTTGCTCCGAGTGAGAAAATGACGGCAGAAGAATTTATAAAGACCGTGCAGAAATGCGGATACGGTACGAAAAAAGGTGCTGAAAAGTATGTAGAGCTGAATCCGAAAGAGGACTACAGTATGAATGACCTGATTGTCTTGCATGAGGGCAACATGCACTGGCAAGGAATCAATGCAGATAAAGGACTTAGATATGCTTACGGAGCAAATGGCAAGACCACGGCTTACAGCAATGGAATTGCCGGAAACTCCGGGACAAGACAAGATTGGGGGATGTGATGAAAGAGCTAATCATAGACGCATTTGCCGGCGGCGGGGGTGCATCCGTAGGAATAGAGATGGCACTCGGCAGACCAGTAGACATAGCAATCAACCACGACCCGGATGCCATATTGATGCATAAGACCAACCACCCGGACACACTCCATCTGACCGAGGATATTTTTAAGGTTAACTTGAAGAAGTATGTAAAAGGACGGCATGCGGCTCTTATGTGGGCGAGTCCAGATTGTACAAGCCATTCCAAAGCAAAGGGCGGTAAGCCAAGAGAAAAAGGACTTCGGATTCTTCCGTGGGCGGTATATAAACACGCAAAGGAGATTCTTCCAGATGTGGTGTTGATGGAAAATGTGGAGGAGATACAACAGTGGGGTCCGTTAGACGAAAAAGGTTATCCAATACCGGAGAAGAAAGGCGAGGATTATAAAAAATTCATTACAGCAATGAAGAACCTCGGGTACCGTTTCGGTAGTAGAGAATTGGTAGCTGCGGACTACGGAGCACCGACCACAAGAAAGAGATGGTATGCGGTATTCCGTAGAGATGGAAAAGAAATCAGATGGCCAGAGCAAACTCACAGTGCTGACGGCATTGGCTTTAAGAAGTGGAAACCTTGTGGAGATTACATTGACTGGTCAGATCTTGGCAGTTCGATATTTGACCGCAAAAAGCCACTTGCAGAAGCTACACAGAAGAGAATTGCGAACGGCATTAAGAAATATATTATCGATGCAGAATCTCCTTATATCGTGAGGAATGGAGAAGCACTGGCATATATCATCCAGTATCACGGAGAGACGAGAGCCGGTGATTCAAGAGGACAGCTTTTGACGGAACCAATCAAGACGATTGATACATCGAACCGATACGGATTGGTTACGGCGTTCATTACGAAGTATTACAAGACCGGCATAGGTCAAGGCTGTGACGAACCACTTCACACAATCACAACTTCGCCTGGTCACTTTGGTTTGGTATCTGCTTTTCTGATTAAGTATTACGGCGGTGGATGCGGACAGACATTGGATAGACCGCTTGATACGATCACTACGAAAGATCGGTTCGGACTGGTAAATGTGATATTGGATATTGACGGAGAGCAATATATCATATCAGACATTTTTCTTCGGATGCTGAAACCGGAAGAACTAAAGCTGATGCAAGGGTTTCCAAAGGATTACATTATCGACAGAGATTACAACTGGAAGAAATATCCGATAGCTAAGCAAGTCGCAAGAATCGGTAACAGCGTAGTGCCGATCATGGCAGAAAAGCTCGTAGAAGCAAACTGTCCGTATCTTAAGGTCGGCGAGAGAGTACCGAACATGAGAATTGATGATACAGAAGAACAATTGAGATTTGCGTAGTGGAGTATTGGGAGAAAGAACATGGGAAAGATTGACGAATACGCATCCGGCAGGAATGACGGCTTGCAGCGATAAGTGATGAAGATTTGCCGGAAGTAGCGGAACACATGAAAGCAATGATGAAGATTTTGGAAAAGTATAAAGAGAAATAGGGTAGCAGACAGCCGATTATCACTCGGTAGTCGGCTTGTCGAGAAAGGAATGAAATGAAGAAAATACTTGATGCATGTTGCGGAAGTCGCATGTTTTGGTTCGATAGAGAGAATCAAGATACCATTTATGCAGACAATAGAGAACTTGAGACAACATTGTGTGATGGGCGAGCGCTTCTAGTTAAGCCGGATATAAAAATGGACTTCCGGGAGATGCCATTTCCGGACAATACATTTAAGATTGTGGTGTTTGACCCACCTCATTTAAAACAAGCCGGCAGTGAATCGTGGCTTGCTAAAAAATACGGGGTTCTACCGAAAGATTGGAAACCATATTTGAAATCCGGATTTGATGAATGCATGAGAGTGTTGGAACCGGACGGAATACTGGTTTTTAAGTGGAACGAGGAACAAATAAAACTGAATGACGTGTTGAAAGAGTTTGAAAAGAAACCACTTCTCGGAGATCAGAGAGGTAAGACACGTTGGATTTTGTTTATGAAGTAGGGAGAAAGGAATGAATTATGATTGATTTGGAGAGAGAAAAGAAGAACTTCCAGAACCATGTAGCAACATTCACAGATTATGGAAACATCAAGATTCTGGATTTTCAGAGACCAGATAGTAATGAATACCGCATCAGATTTCTTTTTGAGGAAGACCATTACAGATTACATATATCCGGAGATCTAGGGGAGCTGATTGCTTCCAATTACAAAAACATGGTGTTTGAACTGTTTGAGGAACATTTTTCAGACAATACGGGATATTTTTCAGAGAAAATCGACTGCATGAATAGAGCAATGTACTATTACGATGAAGAACAGGCGATAAAAGATATCATGGAATATCTAGAAGAAGAGGAATATCTGGAAGAAATGAAAGATGGTGGTGTTGACATTGAGCTTTGGGTTAGTAATGTCCTGACAGACTTTGCAGAAGAGTGCGGAATTCAAGGCAGAGGATATAACGAACTGTCAGAATATGTTTATGAAGCAAATGAATGCGTAAGAGATTTTGGAAAAATAAGTACGGGAATCTTAGATTTGTATATGCTGGCATTTAAACTGGCGATGAAGCAATTGAGAGAAAGGAACGAATTATGATATTAACAGCAATAGCGAGAGAAGATTTAGAAGCGAAAGGTTTGGTGTTGCCAAATAAACTTGAACTTGAATGCAGAGGAACGGCATTCCCGGACATTTATGCGGATAGGATCGGCAGAAAGAATGTTGATACCGGAGAATTCGAATCATTCTTTAAAGTAGACAGTGAAAATGGTGATACTAAGGAATTTGATAGATTTAGAGAGAACGTCACATTGTTAGAAAAAGAGCATACCGTCTTTAGTCGAGAAACGCGAGAAGAGAAGAATGTAATTGACTACTATGTGCCGTATGATATCCAGGAGAGCAGTAAGAACAGACCGACAGTGACTGATGAATTCCCGGAAAATGCGATTTTGGTAGATGGTTATTATGAGTGCGAATACGAATTGCTTCTGACTTGTGGAGATGGCACAAGAAGAATTGTGATTTCACAGAGGACGGTCAATGTACCTATGATTTCGTTGTTGTCAAATATTGAGGATGAAATAAGAGACATTTTAGATGGATTCCCGGACGAGGAAAACAATTTTACGGATGTACTGGAATTAGTGGATGAGCATTATGAAATTAAGATGTTTGATGAATACGGCATTCCGGCAAACATTGAGATTAACCATGTAGGTGATTTTGTGAACATGATCGTGTCAGCTAGACAGATTAAATGCGAATATAAGCAAGGGGAATAATGATGGGATGCAGAATTGAATGTGTAGTAGATAAGAAGAACGCCTGTTGCTGTCTGGAATGCGGAGAATATGAATGCTGCGATATGTATTGTGATTCTCTGGACAGCTACGAATATGTGGAAGAATGCCCGGATTATGTAAAGGAGTATGGTGAAAGATGAGAATAGTTAGTCAGGATGGTCACTACGATATCCCCTACGCACAGGCAGTATTATCAAGAGGAGATAAAACGATATATGCAGATGCAGTGAATGTTGAAAACATAATAATGGCAAGCTATTCCAGTGAAGAGAAAGCCGTTAAAGCTATGGAGATGTGCAGGTGGAAATACCTGAGATGTCAAAAAGTAGGAACGAATATGGCAGCGTTTAATCCGCCTAAAGTGTTCCAGTTTCCGGCAGATGAGGAGGTATAAACATGGGAAAGATTGACGAATACGCATCCGGCAGGAATGACGGTTTGCTGTTAGCACTAAAAATCGTAGAGGAAGACGGAGTGGATGCTTTGCGGGAAGAAATTAAATTCCGTGGAGCAAGAGGAATTAATACAGCAATGAGCAAGAAAGAGTTGAATAAGGCTTGCACCAAAATAAAAGAGATGACTCTTGATACTATGCTGACTCTTTCAGTGGCTACCCTGCATGATGAATTTGATTTTGGTGCGAAAAGATGTCAACGATTTATAAAAAGAATGAATCTTAAGGCAGAGTGTATAGTGGATGATCTTGCAACATGGGATGATTTTGTCGAGCAGATCAGAGAGGAACTTGGGATTCAGATCACGATAAGGAGCAATGATTGATGAGCAGAAAAAGAACATTAAAAGAAATACAGGAAGACATCAGGACGCTAACGAGAGTTCCATCAGAATTTATTCATGCAAAACTGGATGAATTGGCAGAAGAGGTTGGCGAGTTAGCGAATCAGGGATGGATTCCGTGCAGTGAGAGACTGCCGGAAGATGGACAAACCGTGTTGGCATATATCGGAGGTAGGCATAATTCCTGCAATTATTTATGTGCTTGTCATACAGTTGAGGAATATACAGACCGTTGGAGAAATGCACGCACTGGGTTTGCAATTTTGTGTGAGGTCATTGCCTGGATGCCACTTCCAGAGCCGTATAAAGGAGAATGATAGAGATGAAAAATAAAGAAAAATTTGCAAAAGAGATTGTTGAAATTGCGTGCGATAGAGGTGATGTTGCAGTATCCAAAGCTATTGGAGAACCTGTATATTGCAATGAAATCAACTGTAGGGACTGCCTGTTGAACAATAATGGCTGCAGTAACGCACTTAGAAGATGGGCAGAATCAGAGTACACCGAAAAGCCAGTGATTAGCAAGAAAGATAAAGCGTTTTTAGATTGTCTCGTAGAAGTTTTCAAATATATGGCAAGAGATAAAACTAATGCCTTATACGCATACGGCAAAGAGCCATATAAATCGAACAATGGTGATTGTTGGAGTGGAAATAACGGAAGATACTGTGCCTTAAGTTGTTATGTGAACGTTGCCTTCCCAATGATTAAGTGGGAAGATGACAAGCCGTGGCTTATCGATGATTTGAAGAAGCTGGAGGTGGTGGAAGAATATGAGATTAATTGATGCAGACGCACTGATAGAATTTATTGATCTGGGACATTTACGGCATCCTGACGAACTTGCTTTCTCCGAACTGGATGTTGTTAATATGCTGAATCACGCACCAACAGCTTATGATGTGGACAAGGTTGTTGATATGTTGGAAGATTTCAAAGACATGGAACTGATTGACGGAACACCAGCACATGGCATTAATGAATACAAAAGAATATGTAAATGTATTGAGATTGTGAAATCCGGTGCGAAGCAATGCGGAGTATATACGAAGTTACGAAGTGCGAGAAAGGGTAATTGTATTTGAGGGAGATTAATAGAGATGAAGGAGTGATTTTTCTTGAAACGAAGCACAGACAGACGCTGGAGTCTAGCGGAGTGGAACATTGATGGCTATGTCCGGCTTGTCCATGCGATCGTGGAAAAAGCCGGGAAAGATTACCGGACGGTCCTGAAAAAGCTGAAGAGGCATCCTGAAGACAGTCAGGCACAGTATGAGAAGAAACGTATTGAAAAATTCTTCCTGGAAAATGCCGGAGCATATATGGACATTGACGGTGATTACATCATAGACAGGATACGGGAGGAAGTGGACAAGAATGAAAGAATTACTAAGGCGATACAAAAAGCAAAAGAAAGAGCTTCTGACTCTTGAACGGTCACTGGAACGGCTGCATGACCGTCTTGAGAGCGTCCCGACCGTATCGGGAAAAGTGGAAAAATCCGGGGATGACTTTCCGTATATCCGGGAGCATATCAGCGTGGAAGTGCCGGAGCCGGCAGAAGCGACACGGATCAAGCTGCGGATCAGTGAGAAAGAACGGCGGAAGACAGCCGTACAGGCAGAACTTGATGCCGTAGAATCTTACATAGCCGGCTTGCCGGAAGGGATGGAAAAGACAATACTGGAATCCATATATCTTGATGATATGACGCAGGAAGATGTAGCGAGGATGACGGGGTATACAAAAGGGCGGATTTCACAAATAATTTCGCAGACTGTAAAAGATTAAACAAATTAAACTTTTGAATATGCTATAGTTATAATGCAAGAAGTGAAAAGCTTCTTGGGATACTTTCGACGAATCCTCCCCGTACAAAGGCACCCTGAAAAGGGTGTCTTTTTGTATGCAGGGAGATATGAGGTGGTGAAATGATTGCGAGATCCGAAAAGATATGAAAATTTAGAACGTATGGTATTTGATGGTGTGGGCGAGTATGGGATACCTACACTTAAGCCAGTAGATTTTGATGGAGATACAGAGTTTATTCCATTCAATTTTGCAGCAACAAGTAAGGATAGAGAAAAGAAAAGCATTCATTTCTTTATTGACGACTATCAATTTATAAGATTATGGAATGATCCGGATAGATATATACCGATGCTTCAGCAGTTTCAGTACGTATTTACTCCGGATTTTAGTCTTTATACAGATTTTCCGAAAGCTGTTCAGATCTTTAATCATTACCGAAAGCATTGGATTGGTGCTTATATGCAGATGTACGGGGTAAAAGTGATCCCAACGATCGCATGGAGTACAGAGGATTCATATTCCTGGTGCTTTGATGGAGAGCCCACAGGAGGCACGGTGGCAGTATCCAGTGTGGGGTGCATGCAAAATAAAAAGAGCCGGGAACTATTTCTTGCCGGATACAAAGAAATGGTTAAGAAGTTGCATCCGACTAAGATTATATTTTACGGGCAGATCCCGGAAGAGTGTACGGGGAACATTGTACGAATAAAGGCATTTCAGGAAAAATTTAAGGAGGCATCGTGTGATGGGTGGTAGAGGAAGTAAATCTGGTGGCGGCGGAGGTGGAAGTGGTGTTGATGTAACGCACAACGGAGAGACTACAAGGTATTATTTTTCCGAGAAAAACGGAATGAATTATTATCAGCGGGGAGTGGGAGGAACGCCACAGCCTACTCCGCTGAATATGACAGTAAGGGATTTTACAAAAAGAGTCCAGGCAAATGGGGCAACTGTAAAGCCGGTAACTGCAGCGGCGAAAGCAGCAGAACAGAAGGCATATGAGGCAGACAGGAAAGCAACGAACGATTTTCTTAACCAGGCAGACACATCGATGGGCGGCAACCGTGGAGATCAGAGGAGAGCTACGAAAGGTCGCCGTGGAGGACGTAGAGGCATTTAATAGCATGGAGGTGGTCAAATGGCTACAAAAAAGGTGGTTGGAAGACCGCCAAAGTATAAGAGTAAAGAAGAAATTGAAGAAAAGATTGAAGAGTATTTTAAAGAATGTGAAGGAGAAATTCTGAAAGATGATGAAGGAAAGCCGATATTTAATAAATTCGGAAGTCCGGTAGTGATCAATCAACGTCCTCCGACAGTCACAGGACTAGCTTTAGCCCTTGGATTTTCTACGAGGCTGTCACTATTGAACTATCAAGGGAAAAAGGAGTTTATGAACACGATTACGCGTGCAAAGACGATGATAGAGGCCTATGCAGAGGAACGGCTCTTTGACCGGGACGGGTCGAGCGGGGCTCAGTTCAGCCTGAGAAACAACTTCAAGGGTTGGACGGAAAAGACAGAACTGGATGAAGAGGAGCAGCAGGCAAGAATTGAACAGATCCGTGCGAATACAGCAAGGATGAGCGGCGGCGATGGAGATGAAGATGGGGGAGTAGAGATTGTCAATGACGCACCGAAAGAAGCAGGTGAAGATATCGGAGATAATAATCCCGAAATACCTGCCGATATTTAATAATCGGCATATTAAGCACATTATACTGACTTCCGGAAGAGCCGGAACGAAGTCGAGCTACGCAGCGGTAAGATCGGATTATCAGCTTGTATCAGATGCGAATGGATCGGTTGTTGTTTTAAGAAAACACCATAATAAGCTGAGAAAAACAGTCTACAAAGAAATGCTAAGGGGGATCAATCGGTTGGAAATTCCCAAAAGTAAATTCCTGATTACAAAATCCCCGATGGAAATAACATATAAAAAGCATGGGACGACAATGTATTTTGCTGGGTCAGACGGGATCGATGATACAAAAGGTATCATTGATGAAGATAAGCCAATCAAGTTGGTTGTGTTGGATGAGTTGACAGAGTTTTTTGACGATGGAGAGGGAGAAGATGAACTGACCAATATTGAAGCGACGTTTGTTCGTGGAAATAAAGGTGGATTTCAGATGATCTATCTCTATAATCCTCCAAAGAATCCGAATGCCCCCATCAATTTGTGGTGCAAGAAGATGGAAAAACGAGAGGACTGCATCCATATTCATACGGATTACCGGGACGTGCCGGTGGACTGGCTTGGTCCTGACCTGATTGCATCTGCTGAAGCTATGAAGAAATCTGATCCAAAAATGTATAGATGGGTTTGGCTGGGCGAGGCGATCGGTGTGGACGAATTGATCTACTATATGTACGGCAATCGCCACAGGCAGAAGCCGGATCCGGACAGGAGATATGACCGGATTTACATTGGAGGTGACTACGGTCAGCAGAATGCGACAACCTTTGAAGCGTTTGGTCTAGACACCTACCGCAAGAAATTCCCCGGACTTGGAGAATATTATCACAGTGGGCGGGAATCTGGAAGGCAGAAGAGCCCGTCCGAGTATGCAAGAGATCTGGTTGAGTTCATGGATATGCTGCATGAACAGTATGAGAACCGGATCTTTTATATTTTTCTGGATCCGTCCGCAAAAGGTCTGGCAGAAGAGGTTAAGAGAGCCACCAGAACCGGACTGGACTATCAGGTGCTTCTGCGGGATGCGGAAAATGATGTTGCTCTTGGCATTAGCAGAGTGCAAAAAGCACTTTCGTTCGAGGTAATGTCGATTGATCCCAGTCAGGAGCATGCAGACAGAGAATTTGGAACTTATGAATATGATAAAAAATCTATTGAAAGAGGTAAGGAAGTGCCAGTCAAAATGGACGATCACTGCATGGATGCGATCCGGTACGCAGTGATGGGAGCATGGAGCAGGATAAAGCACTGGCTGCCAATAGATGAAGGAGGTGATGAAAGGTGAATATTTTTAGTTATTTCAGGAAAGCAGGAATAGACACTGTGGATGCTTCGTTCTACCGGAAGATTGATGAGTGGATCAGCTGGTACAATTCTAACGTTCGGCAGTTTACGTTCTACAAGGTGTATACTGGACGCGGCACAAGCAAACGATGCCGCAGGAAGAGTATGGGGATGGCAAAGAAGCTGTCAGAAGACATTGCAGATCTGCTCCTAAACGAAAGAGTTATGATCGCACTGGAAGATGAAATGACGCAGGAATTTGTGCAGAAAGTTCTGGATAACAATCATTTTCTGGTTATGGGAAATGACTACCAGGAACGAAAAGCGTATTCCGGAACCGTTGCGTATATCCCTTATCTGTATAATGCGGTTGTGCAGGAAGATGGGACGATATCTGCAGGTGAGATCGGAATCAACTATGTGGATGCCAAGAACATCTATCCGATCAGCTGGAATAATGGAGAAGTCACGGAATGTATTTTTACATTCGTGCATACGGTCCGTCAGAAGAAATACGTGCAGATTCAATTTCACAGAATTGAGTCAGGCGGAGTATATGTGATTGAGAACAGTGTCCTGGAATGTATAAAAAGCAGTGCAGAAGGGCGTGAGCTGACAGAAAAGGAATGGAAACAGCTGAAGCCATTTGCAAATCTGGCAGCCAGAACAGAGACAGGGTTCACAAAGCCACAATTTGTCATTGACAGGCTAAACATCACAAACAATGCCGATGAGTGCAATCCGATGGGAATTGCGATTTTCGCAAATGCCATCGATACACTTAAAAAGCTGGACATGGAGTATGATTCTTATTGCAATGAGTTTGATCTGGGAAGAAAGAGAATTTTTGTCGCTCCGGAAATGTTGACGAATGAGGACGGATCCCCGACCTTTGATCCAGATGACAGTGTATTCTATTCGCTTCCGGAAGATTACGATAAGAGCCAGACAGGTCTGATCAAGGAAGTGGACATGAGCCTCCGGGTAGAACAGCACAGCAAAGCAATCAATGACGACCTGAATTATCTGTCTCTGAAATGCGGGTTCGGTACGGAAAGATACCGGTTTGACGGGGCAGGAGCAAAGACTGCCACGGAAATCATTTCCGAAAATTCGGACATGTACCGGATGCTGAAAAAGCATGAAATCATCCTGGAGGACGTGCTAAAAAGATTAATAAGAATTATTATCCGGCTTGGTCAGGTCACGGGGAATGTACTGGATCCTGACACAGAAATCACGATAGACTTTGATGATTCCATCATTGAGGATAAGGATTCGGAACGTCAGCAGGATCGGCAGGATGTGAGCATGGGCGTGATGAGGTTGGAAGAATATCGGGCGAAATGGTATGGAGAAACGGTTGAGCAGGCCCGCAAGAATCTTCCCGAGCAAAATCAGGTGATGGAGT